AGGTAAACGTGTTTGTTTTATCATACTCAGCCATATACTACTCCTTTAGTTTAATAATTGTTTGTTCTACTTCGTCTAAAAACTTAATTACTTCTGCTTCTAATTCTCCTATGTAAGTATCATCTCTGTCAACCCTAGCTACAAATAACTGTAACTCCATAGGGAAGTTAGGATTGTAACTTACAAAGTCTACCCACTTAGCACCGGTGCAAGCTAACTGCCATTGCATCTGTGGAATGTATTTACTAGGAACTGACTTACTCATAAGCGTATTGGTATGGGTAGTTTCTATAGGACATTTAATCTCTATAAGACCTGCATACTTACCCTCTTCTTCTGCATTTACAGCTCCGTCTGGACTAGCACCACTATTCTTAATAATAGGATGGTCAAAGAAGCCGACCTCTGTTACAGAAACGTCTCTATTTAGCATATAAAGAGCCCTAGCAGCACTTTCTCTTTCAATCCCATCTAACATAGCCTGATTAACAAAGCTATCGCCTTTCTTGCCTGTAAGACGTTCTGATACAAGTTGGACAAGGTAGTTTTGACGTGATGTAGATACGCCTGTTTTAGTCTTGGCGATAACATCCGATATTCTGGATGCTGTCACCTTGCCTAATCTTTGCTGAAACCACTCTTCTGTGCGTTGTTCTATCATAGGAAGTCTTCTTTAGATACTAACTTTACAGGATTACTTTGTTGATGAATAGCATTAACTACTTCATTAGCTGAAGCAAACTCTGTGCCACCTAATCCTAAAGCTGCTAAACATCTACCAATAGCAGAGGTCTCACAGTTTTCTACATATGATGTTCCATTGATTTGTGATGCTTTACGGAACTCCTGTGCATGACCAGTTGCAAATGTTTGCACTTGACCACCTTCTAAATGAACACCTGCATAAGCCTTAACAATACATTGTTCATCATCAATCTTAACTATTTCAGTAGTAAGAAAATAATTAGGAAACTGCTCTCTAAATTCTTGAACTCTTAATGCTACTGTTTTGTATTCTTTACCACGAATATTTACTATGCCTTGCTTAGTCATCTTTCTCTCCTGTTGTTGTAATTGTTGCTGGTGTTGTTCCATCATTACCTGGTCGTAATGTTGTTGTTGTGACATTTGCTCTCTCCCATTTGTCGTTATCTAATTTAAGTTCGTCATTCAATCGTTTAAGAATATCTGCTATGTGTTCTAGTTTTGTAGACATAACATCCCTACTATAATTAAAACTAATATGACAGTCAAGATATTTGTTGTTATATGTTCTTGATGTTCCGTATCGTCATGTTTATAGTCAACACCATATCTTTCACGATAACTTCTAGGTGTTTTATAATCCCATTGGTTATACCAGGTATTATGTCTATCTTTATCCCATCCCCAATTAGTCATCATGCTTCTCCTGTTGGTCAAGTTTATATTGAGCTTCATATTCTTGTTGCTCAAGTCTTTCCATTTCATCTATATATTCATCATAATCTAAATGGCGTTCCATTATATAGCTCCTGCAAACTTACCCATAGCCCAAAGGCAAAAAGCTACATAAACCCAGAATAGTACTGATAATGCTATCATTGTTGAAATTTTCATGTCTCTCTCCTAAAGTTGACAATTGAACTCTAAACTCATAAAAAACACCTGTCAAGTATTTTCTATAAAAAAAATAGTTTGCATATAGAATTTACCTATGTTAGTGTTTTGCTCCATGGACATATTGCGTTACATTATATTAGATGAATTTGACGGAAAACCGCTAAGAGCCTTTAGTAACAAGGCATCTGCTAAATGGTTTTTAGAGTCAAGACCTAATTGCAAGCTCCATATTTTGCCTAAAGCAAAAGTTGTGCCAGTAACAGAACTTTATGAAGAATGTTTATTTTAAGGAGAGTATATGAAATACAGAGTAAAGAATTGGGATAAGTTTCAGCATTATAAACCTAAGACTTATGCAGATGAAACTAAGAAAATGCCATGGTTTAAATTATATGGAATTGACTTATTAGAGGATTATGAATTTAATGCAATGAGTCACGACCAACAAGCTATTTTAATAAAACTATGGTGTTTAGCTAGTCAATATGATGGTTTTTTACCTGAAGACCAGGCGATTGCTTATAGGTTAAGATACCCTATAAACTTCGTAAATTCTGTAATAAAATCATTAAGTAAGTGGATAATAGAGTGTGACTATAAAAATTCTATACTAGATAGAGATAAAGATAGAGATAGAGATAAAGATATATATATGCTATCGCATAAGTCGTTTTTAGAATTTTGGGAAGTATATCCAACTCGTAAAATATCAAAAGTTAAATGTGAGGAAAAGTGGCGTAATAGAAAATTGTATGAGATTAAAGATGAAATACTTGACCACATTAAAAAAATGAAAGATACTCGCAGTTGGAAAGAAGGATACGTACCAGCAACGACCACGTATATTAATCAGTCTAGGTGGAACGACCCTATAGAAGAAACTATCAAACCTAAAAAAGTTTGGGAAGGTGGAGTATGAACATTGGCGAAGTTATTGATAAATTAACAGTCAGCCAATCAACAGTTCAAGAATTTTATAACGAGGGGTATGGTCATGCAGAGTTTAAGGTTAAAGGTACGGATATATTTGCTGATGACTTGGTCAAGTATTTTAGTGAGGAAGTTCATAGTGGCAAATCGTTGGGCTGGATTAAGACGGAAGATAAGTTCAGGATTAGGTCTTCGGAACTAACAATTCTTACTGGTGTATCAGGTCATGGTAAGTCTATGTGGTTATCACAAGTTGTATTAGCTATGATGAAACAGAATACTAAATGTTTAATAGCATCTTTAGAAATGAGACCTGTTCTTACATTAGCTAGAATGATTACCCAGGCATTAGGTTCACCAGAGCCAACAGATGATTACATTCGTAAGTTTTGTGATAGAGCTAAAGACAAGTTATATATATACGACCAAACAGGAAGTACTAAGTCAGAAGATATGATAGCAACTTTACATTATGGTAAGCATGTATTGGGAGTTGATGTATTTATTATTGACAGTCTTATGAAATTGGATGATGTGTCTGAAGAGTCACTAGATGCACAGAAAAGATTGACAAATAGTTTAGCAGTTATAGCACGCGATTTACAAGTAAGTATTTTTTTAGTTGCACATACAAGAAAAATGAAGTCAGAAGAAGAAATACCAGACGCTACAAACATTATGGGAAGTTCGCATATTCGTAACTTATGTGATAATATTATTTGTGTATGGCGTAACAGATACAAAGAAAAGTTAATAGAAGAAGGCAAGACTTCTGACGAAGAGTTAAAGATTATTCCAGATGCAAAGGTCTTTGTTCAGAAGCAGCGTAATGCACAATGGGAAGGTTCATTTAACTTTTGGTTTGACCAAAAAGGTTTACGATATATGGAGAGTCCAAATGCAAGATAAATTAACAGATGCACAAAAACTAGATAAACTTTTAGTATTAATTGACTTGTTAAACATGGAAATTAAAGCTATGAGAAAATTAATTATTGACACACATATGGAGAGAGTAAATGACACACTATCAAATTCGTAAACAATGGAGAGTTAAACTTCATGCTAATCGTTGTAAAGACAATGACCAGTCCGTAGAAAGGTATCATTATGATGCAGCAGTTCTTAACAGGGCTATGGATAGATATAAAATTGAAGGTAGAAGGGCTACTTGGTAATGACTATAAATGAATTTATCAAACAATGTAAAAAGCTATTTGGTCCAGACATAGAATACAAAGCAACTTCTAAAGACGGACAAGTATTTAAAACGAAAGGATGGAGAGATGATAAAGTGGGCACTAACCAAAGACAACTTACCCCAGCTTATAGAGAAACTAAAAACTCTTGACTTCACTAAACGCTGGCGTGTAACAGTAACAGACGCTAAACTTAACAGAAGTCACGAGCAAAACGAAAGACTATGGCAATTATATACAAGCATATCTCAGCACACAGGTATTGAAAAAGATAAGATACATGAACTTATGGGATATAAGTTTTTACGATACCAAACAGAAATTGCAGGTATGCCTGTAGAGCTTATAAAGTCAACGACAAAACTAACAACATCTGACATGACTGAATACCAAAACTCAATAGAAATTTGGGCGCAAACTAATTTAGGTTGGATGTGGGATTATAATGAATTATCGTAATCCTAAACTACTTAAACTAGCAGATGGTGCACCATGTATGATGTGTTCTATGCAAGACGGAACTGTAGTATCTGCACACTCTAATCAATTACGTGATGGTAAAGGAACAGGTATCAAGGGACATGATTACCGTATAGCTTTTTTATGTCACCAATGCCACCATATGATAGATAATGACAAGATGTTAGATAAATATGATAGAATAGCAGCATGGGAAGAAGCACATAGAAAAACTATAGGTTGGTTATTTACTAACGGACATATACAAATAAAATGAACAAAATAGAATTTGGTGATTGTAGAGAGATAATGTCACGTTGGAAAGATGAAGGCGTTAAAGTTCAAACTTGCGTAACTTCTCCACCTTATTTTGGTTTACGTGATTATGGAGTTGATGGTCAAATTGGTTTAGAGCAAACAGTTGGAGAATATGTTGCTAACATGGTAGATGTATTTAGAC